CTATATCCATATTTTAGTTTTTAAAATCCGCAACGATAACTTGGATCGTTAATTGATAGTACCAAGGTAGGCTAAAACTATACACGTGTCAAGGGTTGTACAGAAAAAGTTGATAGATTTTTTCTATGAGGGGATAGAAAATACTAATTAATAAAAAAGCAAGCCTAACTAATAAGGCTTGCTCAATTAAATATCTTTTCAGATATTGCGTTAGAAACAAATAGTAAGTGCAAGATACGCACTTCCGCTGTCTAAACCAAACCAGAGTTAAAAAATGGTTTCAAGCCCGAAAAAAGGGCATTCCCGGATGGCTTTCGCCTGGGTTCCGGGACATCAAAAACCAAAAAGTCAGACAGCAGGTGCAATTCCTCAAGACTTTAAAATCCATCTTAATTCAGGCTTCGTATCTACGGAATGAAGAAGAATTTTAATGGTCAGCCTAAGGGGGCGATGTAAAAGGTTAATTCTATACTGGGCTACCTCATTATACGAAGCAAATAACCCCCTACTCTTTTTTTTAAAGGGGGTAGGGGGGTTTTTCTTCCTGTCATTTCCTATTACCAAAGCAAATAAAAGACGCTTATCAGTAAAATTGAATTTATAGATAATATCTATAAAAAATGCTCGAAAAATTTTAAAAACACATGAACAACTGTGTAGTTTTTCATATATTTGTTTATGACAGAAAAAATCATATCAGAATTTCAAAAAACCCCAAAAAAACAACGGATGAAGTTTTTTGAGGATAATTTTTTAGATATAATTTCAATGGAAATAGATGTTGGTTACCATCAAAATGGAGGATTTAGCATTTTTCATGATGAACTTGGGACCATTGACTATTATCCAAAAGCAGATAAGGTTTTAATTAGAAAAGACAACAGGTGGATTAACAATGGCCTAGATTTTATAATCGACTTGCTTGATATGTAATCTTGATATATAATGCTTAAGCTAAAAGATTTAGAAGAATTTTTCAAAAACCGAAATATTGGTAGTCCTATTCGTATTTCAAAAACCGAGCTTATTGTTGACGGTAAAAAAATGGTGAAAACACATTTAACATACTTAAAAAACCACCCCGGCAACAAGAGGTTTATGTCTGATTATGAACGATTATGAGCAAATAGTTGCCTCTGAATATGAATATATACAGCAAAGAAATATTCAATCCATAGGTGAGACTATCATTGAAAAAAACCTAAAACTTTTAAGGGATTGTTATACGCTTATTATGGACAGGGTTTCTAACCCTGATCCTAGAATTTATAATTCTAAAATAAACTCATAGAAGTCCTGAACCAGCGCCTTGTTGCGAATAAATAAAGTCACGCATATAATTAATCAATGCTATTGCACTTGCAAAGCCCTGGTCATTGTTGTCAGTGTAATTCAGGTATGAATCTTTGACGATATATGAATTCTTCCAATTTTATTGAGATTGACGGTAATGTGGTCGATACTCGAAAGCAAAATCAAAATCTTCGATAGTATTGAAATTTGCATTGAATCAATAATTCATTATCTTTATGGTTCAAAAGGCATAGCTTTTGCACCTTCAAAAACCGGCCCTCAAAGCTGACACACTTTGAGTCGGTTTTCTTTTCTAACTAAAATGAAAGCTATATGAAGCCAAAACTAAAAAAAGACGGTACACCGGATAATAGATTTAAGAAGAGGGCAAAAAGTAAAAAATCATTTGCAACTAAACGCAAATCTACCTCCTCAAAAAATCAAAAGAATCCTGCAAATGGTCAGTTTCTCCCAGGCAATCAATACTGGAAGCTTAGAACAACAGACGGCAGAGATTACGAGTACACAGATGTAAAGGAGTTTGCTGAGAAGTGTGCAGAGTATATTGACTACATACAAGCAAATCCATTGTATGAGTCTAGGGTTGTTAGCGGTGAAATTTATGAATTGCCTAAAATGAGAGCAATGTCTATTGAAGGCCTCTGTAATCACCTTGATATTACGGTAAAAACCTACAGATCCTATAGAGACCGATCTGATTTTTTACCCGTCTTAACGCGCGTAGAGCAAATTATGTATGCTCAGAAGTTTGAGGGTGCCGCTGCGGAGCTATTAAGCCATAGTATTATATCCAGGGATTTAGGCCTAGTTGACAAGAAGGAGGTTGCAGGGTTACAGCCTATTGTTATCGAAGCTGCTAATGACGGTGAGGCTAAGGCAAACGAGGAAGCTATAAAAAACTTGAAGTAGCATGAAATTTACCACCGCTTTCCGCAAGATAGCGGCAATGAATCACCGAAATAAAGTTATTCAGGGTTCTCAGGGTGCTAGTAAAACGTATTCTATACTTCAAAAATGGATACTAACCGCTTCAAAGTCTAAAGAAAGGCAACACTGCACTATTGTTAGGTCGACATATCCAGAGCTAGAAGGAGGGCCGCTAAAAGATTTTCTTGATATATGCGAAAAGGAGGGTGTTAATTTTACAGGAACTAAAAAACCAGCCAGATATAGAGTAAAAGGATGGCTGTTTGAATTCTTAAGTTTTGATCGGGACTCTAAGGGTTTAGGGGCAAGGAGAGACAGACTCTACATCAATGAGGCTAAAGACATACCTTGGAAAACAGCCCGACAAATTATTAATCGTACGCACGTTGAAAGGATTTTCGACTTTAATCCTACTGAATACTTCTGGGCGCATGAGCAGTTTGTAGACGTTGGTGATTGTGATTTTGTAAAATTAACTTACAAGGATAACGAAGAGCTTCCAGAAGCAGAGAGAGACAGTATAGAAAAACACGCACCGTGGGGAACTAACCCAGATGAAAACTACTGGCGTGTGTTTGGATTAGGGGAGCTTGGTTTTGTTGAAGGTCTGATATTTCCAAAGTATGAGTTGTTTGATGAATTACCGGGAAAGACTAGGTTTAAGACTTGTTATGGGTTAGATTTTGGCTGGACTCATCCGATGGGATGTGTTAGGCTTGATTACGATAAAAGAAATGCAGCAACATATGTTACTGAGATATTTTACTCTCCTGAAGCCAGTTATGAGGATTTATGCGCAGCTATAAAAAGCGATCCTCATTATAGAGGGCAACCGGTTATATGTGATGCCCAAGGTGCGCGTGAGATAATGGACTTAAGGAAACCACCTTATGGGTTAAAAACCATGGCTTGTGACAAGTCTGCCGGTATAGTTTCAGACATCAGAAGATTGAAGAAAAACAAACTTTTTGTACACAGGTCGTCTAAAAACCTGATCGAATTAGAGCTAAAAAAATACAAATGGAAGTCTGTAAAAGGCAAGTTTATTGAATATCCAGAGGATGAGAACAATCACTTAATTGACCCAATGAGATACTGCAATACATTTCTCATGAATATTAGTTAAATTGCATCAAACAAAACACGTAAAATTATGGAACTTAGAGATTATCAAAAAGCCTTTCTATTGTTAAATAACATTATATATGTCGATAGGCTTATCGAGCAAACAAAAAATTGGGACAATCCTGAAAAGGGTAATAGCAATTATATTGATACATATTTTTTTAAGCTAGAGTATTTAGGCGACTATAAAAAGAATATTTTAGAAGGTTTAGAGTCGGTTAAAAAGAAACTTGAAGATCAGTTTGAAAAACTATGAACCTAGTTATCAATAAAAAAACACATACGGTAATACCTATATCAAAGCTGACGTTCAACTCATTTAACCAGATATTAGTTGAGCGGGAGGTTTTTGATCTGAAAGGTTATATATCTTTGTTTGTGGAACTTCCTGTAGATGAGTTAATGAGTTCTGAGATTGAGACTATATCAATGCCGGCCTTACACGCTTCTATATTTGATATTGACATAAAAAAACAAGTAAAGTCGACTCCAAAAACATTTAAATACGGGGAGCATACGTACATCGTTGACGAGATGACGCTTTCCACCTTTGGCCAGAATTACATTTTTGACTTGTATTACGAAAAATACAAAGAGGGTAAGCTAAACATATATGAAATATCAATCTATGCGGTTGCATGTCACATAACAAAGACTTTCGATATGTCAGAGGTTGATAGAATTTATAATGATATCTGCTCTATGAAGTGGGTAGATTGTTTACCGGCTGCTTTTTTTTTGGCCAGAAGATTTTTGAGAAAAAAGAAAGGTTCGCGGCTGCTGTCGATAGCCTATACCGTGGAGTTAACCAGGATGAGGCTGCTAAGCAGGTATCGAATGATCAAGCATCAAAGTTTAGTGCGGAAATTGTTTCCCAAACGCTTTGTGAGATCATTAAATGCAGTATAGATGAGCTTTTTCAAATGGATTGGGTTTTTTTACAGCGTCATTTAATGGCTTTTCATGCCAAAAAAGCGTATACTATAAAGGTTGATCAATTGAGATTAAAGTTAATGGAAGCCAAAAACAACATGAGATGATAAATGCAATAAAATTAGAGCTTAACAGAATATCAGGTGTGTTAGGTGCCGAGTTCAAAAATTTATCAATGGATGAGCTACAGGAGTTTGTGCAGCATTTTGATTTTGCATCGCCATTAGTTAGGCTTGAGCCGATAGAGAATATATTAGGTAACGTCATGGACTCGGGAGCTATAAGATATGATGGAACTTTCAATATTTATTTTTTAACCAAATTCGAAAGTGATAATAATTCAGAAGATTTAAGGGATTTATTAATAGAAAACATGTTGTTTCTGTCTGAGCAATTTATTAGTCGGTTAAATAAAAATGAAATGCTTTATTTTATAAACCCTAAATGGCAATGGAAATGGAAGATTATTAGACAAATTACTTCTAATTTGTTATGTGGTGTAATGGTGTCAATAAACCTGGACACCTCTTGCAACAGAAACGCAATTCAGGCAGGGCTAGACGCGAACCTAAACACCCCTGTTAATTGATATTGATATCAGACATATTACAGATAGCCGGGAAGAAGTTTGTTGACCGAATACAAAATGAATTCGATAAGAAGGGGCTAAACGATACAGGAAAGGCAAAAGATTCTTTGGGATTTACTGCAAAAGGAACCTCTTTAAGTATTGAAGGAAAGCTTAGAATAATATTCTTACAAGACGGCAGAAAGCCAGGTAAATTCCCACCAATAGATGTTATAAGGGGGTGGGTTGAGCGAAAGCTGGGGGTTCCTTCTGAAAAGTCGAGAAATGTAGCTTTTTTAATTGCGAGAAAGATAGCCGAAAAAGGCACAGACATATTTACGGATAAAGCTAAAGGGCTTCAGTTAGAATTGATATTGAACGAAATGCAAACTATATTGCTAGATGAAATTGCAAATGAAGTGTTTCTTCAAGTGAACAATAGTGTTTTTCAAAGCATAAAATCATGATAACACAATTAGACTACCCGGTTACCGGATCAGTAGGGACTTACCAAAACATCTTTCCGAGCCACCAAGCTTTAAATGTAAATTTTGCCAGAAAGGATGTGTTTATAAATTCAATAGCTTCTGGGACGGGCGGGGTTGTTGAACTTACATTATCGGCCGCGCTTGATGGAAATATAGCTGTTGGTGATTTCATAGTTTGGGAGAGTGACGGATATAGCCTAAGAACTTCTAGGATACTGGATATAATATCGCCAACAGTTATCGAAGTAGATGAAGTGTTTACGAGTTCCGATGCTACCAACGGTTTTGTCAATTATCGAAAGAATTGGTTTTTAGAAGCAAGATTTGTAGCTAAAGACACGCCAACGGATCAGCAAGCAAATGTTGAATTAGTTATAAATGATTTCTCTCAGGTTCCAAGTAGTCTTGAAGGATTGGTGTCTCTTGATTTGTCAGTGATTAGAGATGTTTTAAGCGCTGATTTTAGTCTACAGAGTGAAATTGTGGATAACTTGTTTAAAGAATTTAAATTTCAATTTAGAGAAAGCTACGAAACCAACAGGGACGCTGCGTGGGTCTCTCCAAATCCTGATCTACCGATAATGTTGGTAATGGCTTCTAAGCCCGTTGTGTTTAATGACTTTATTAATAGCGATCAATTTAAATTTATACAAGATTATCCTTTAGTTACTTCCTATATTTACAGCGACATAAACGACAACGGTAGCAACACACTTACGTTTAGTTTGTCCCAATATACATTAAGTAAATCTTTCATATCTTCTTTTGATGTGATATCGTTTACAGACCAATCAGGTTTAATCAATCTGTTTATTGATCCTTCAACACTAGACCCTGCTGCAGTATTCATAAAATTTGAAGTAGAAAAGACGACAAATAATGCTCAGTATGACCCTTCTCAGTATGACCCTTCTCAGTATGCCTGAGAAATATTTGTATTATGAGAATATTTTCTTAATTTGGGACGTATTCTAATTATCGACATATCTCATAATGGATCAGGTAAATATCACTCAAGCTATAGATAACAAATTAATTGATGGAGCATTAGGCTATATTGATAAAGTTGAGTCTGAGATAAAGAGTGTTACTCCTGGTAATGATTTAAATGTTTTGATAAATTCTCAGGGTGGGGATATTTTTCAAGGCAGAAGATTATTTAGAGCTATATTAGAGCATGAAGGGCCAACTAAATCAAAAGTAGTTGGTTTTGCTGCTTCTATGGCGGGGCTTTTTTTAGCTGCCTTTGATCATAATGAAATGGATATTCATTCAAGGGCTATGCTTCATAAAGCTCATCTTTCAAATTCAGAAGAACCTAGTAAGGAAGATAAGCAAGAGATAAAAATTTTTAATGAAACTGCACACGCTTTATTGAAAGCGAAAGCAGAAAAAAACGCAGCGAAGAATGATAAGATAGATTTAGAAAAGGCTATTTCTATTTTGGATGAGATATTTCTATCCGACAGTATAAAGGATTATTGGTTTTCAGCTATCGAGATGAGAGATGTTTTAGGCATCGTTGATGAAGTTACCGATATACAAAGGGTTGACGGGAAGCCAGAGAGAAAATTAGTGGCGATCGCCAATGAATATAAAAATCAATTTTTAAACAGTTTTAATAAAATGGGATTATTTGATAAGAAATCAAAAGGAGCACCCAGGATTTTGAATATAAAGGATGGTCGTCAGATCATTTTTAATTCGACTACTGGCGAGCTAAAAAAAGGCGACAATATCGCCATAGTTGATTCAGACGAAGAGGTGAATGGCAAAATTGCTATTGACGAAAAAACCTCAGCTGAAGTGAAAGACGGGCAAATTGTGGATATCTTAAACGAAGAAAACGACTCACCTATTAACATGCTTGATGAAGAACAGAAACAAGAGATTTCTGCAATGATTCAAGAAGCTTTAAAACCTGTGCTTGAGAAGCTTGACGAAATGTCAGGAGGAGGAGAAGGGCCGGATGACAAGAAGGATAAGAAGGAAGAGGAAGAAGAAAAGGCAATGGAGGCATTAAAGGCAGAAGTAGGTAAAATATCTAAGTTTCTTTCAGAGACTCAAGGTAAGATTGTAGGAGGTTACACACCGCCTAAAGCAAAAACAAAGAACGAAAGCTTTTTTGACGGGATGAGTCCTAAAGAGAAAGAGATCGTGAAGAAAGTAGAGTTTGTTAACGAAAAAATGAATAAATAATGTCAGTTAATCAAGGATCAACCTCATACGCTGGATCGGTATCGAATGAAGCGATTTACGAAATATTGGCCGGTGAAGGATTCACATGGAAGGGTCATTTAAGAACTGAGTTAATGGTCGATGGGAAACCTAGACAGTTAACCAGAAGTAAGCATGCAGGCAATCCAATTGCCGCAAATGTAAGGAATCCCAGGAGACCTGCAGATTTTCCAGCAGGTAGCACAGTTACTATTGATGGGAGACAACTAAGCGTTACTGAATTAATGGTAACAGATACAATTGATGCCGGAGAGTGGAAATCAACTTACCCAAGATTTCAGCCGAAAGGCAGAAATATTGATTTGAGCGCTAACCCTGAAATTTTAAGAACGGTTTTAGACCAGATTAAAAACGCTGCACATACTCAATTGAATTTGTTGCATAGCGTTGGGGATGTAGGCTCTCTTTCTCCTGAGCTTGTGTTTTATGATGGTTTTATTACTAAAATATTAGCCGATGCAGACGCTACCCAGGTAGGGGCCGTGGCTGCTATAACTTTAGCAAATGCAGTTACCCAGGTGTATGCGTTAAGAAACGCGATACCTCCACGTTTGAGAAATCGTAAAGATTTAAAAATATTCTGTTCATACGCTGATTGGGATTTAATTGACCAGGCAGTCAGAGACACTCAAGATGCTGTTACAGTATTCAAAGAGGGGGGTACGTTGTTTGTAAATTCAGCAAACGGAAAGCAAATTCCTATTGTGGCTATCGAAGGTATTCAGAAAGATTTCATGTTTGTTACTGTTGCCGGAAAAGCTAAAGATTCAAATTTAGTTCAGGGTTTCTGGATGAATGGCGAGGAAGATGCTGTTAAGGTTTACAGAGAACAGGAAGCTGATCAGGATTGGAATATCATTATGAGATTTGACGTAGGTGTAGAGTACTACACAGGGGATGACATTTTTTACACTAATAACGTTTAAGGTATGCCAGTTTGTAAAGTAACAACAGATTTTGAGCCAGCCGACTGCTTTGATTTAGAGAGTGGGGGTGTTTCCGGTGATTTGTATTTGATAAATTGGGATGATTGGTTAACAGCAACAAAAGTTATTGATGCTGTCACTAAGGAAGTTTCCGGGATCACGCTAACAGAAACAGGAAGTAAGGCAGTAAAGTATGGGCTAACTAGAGGGGCTACGGTTCCTACTACTCCGTTAACAGTGAATAACGGAGGCAAGAGCGGTTATATGCATACCGTGCTGACGTTTATACCTACCAAAGATCAAGCTGTAAAAGCAGAGCTTACTAAGCTCATAAACTTTGGTAGGGTTGTGGCTATTGTGGTACTAGATTCCAGCGTTGTAGCTAATATCTATGGCAGTGATGTAGGTTTATCAATGACAGCTTATGAGGAAGCACCGAACGACCCAGGCAAAGGGGGGGGGTTGCAGGTTACTCTTACAACTCCTGCCGATACTACATTAGAAAATTTACCTCCGGTAACATTCTTTGATACTAATAGAGCTACTACCTTAGCTGCACTAGAGGCACTATTGACTCCTGTACCATAAGATATGGGACGCAAAAAGAAACTGCATTACACATATGTTTCTGACACTGTTAGAATATATAAGGGTAATGTACAAGTTAGTGAGAACGAACTTCATAAGCTTCCCTCTAAACAGATCGAGGCTTATGAAGCTCAAGAAATAATCCGAAAAATTAAAGACGATGAATAAAAACACGAAAGAAAACGAAGCTAAAAGCAGATTAGAAGCTTTAAAACCCAAAAGAATTGAGTATCCAAAAGAAGAGCTTACAGATTTTTACCCGAAAGATAAATTCTTTAATCGAAAAAAAACGTATCTTCCAAACAGCAACTCTGTAAAAGAGTTTGATGCTAATTGGAGGAAGGTTTGTGTAAGTGGCCACCATTTAATTTTATATAAAGGGGAGCCGTTAACTCATTCAGAGTTAGGCCACTTTAGCAAGGAGGAAAAAGAGTCCTGGTTAGAGAAGAGAAGTAAAAAATCTTGAGATAAACATCAATAAAACAACATGGCTAAGAACAAAAAACTTAGTCAAATGTCTGCGAGGGCAGTAGTCAATAAACTCAAAATAGACTCGCTGCCCTCGTTTTCATTTGATGTCAGTGGAGATGACATAATTCCTTACGGGTTAGATAATATCTATCCAAATCGTATCTACGATGCTATTCAAAAAAGTCCTACAGCTAGCGGGTGCTTGAAAAGAATGGTTGAATTTATAAAAGGGAATGGTGTTTCCGGTGGTAATTTTATTGTAAATAGGCATGGAGAGACATTGAATGATATAATCTCTCAAATTGTAGACCCTTATGTAAGGTACAGAGGATTTTGTTTGCATTTTAACTTTAATCCGTTTGGCCAAATAATTGAAATAACTAATGTGGATTTTAGGTTTGTCCGATTGCTAAAGGACATGAAGAGAGCCAAAATATCTAATTGGCAGCGATTGGTAAACCGGCATTACTACGGGTACTACGGTTATGTGGATGAGGATGATGAGGTTGTCGTAAATTTATTTGATCCTTCAAAAGTAATGGATCAGATAAAAGAATCTAATAAAAGCGGGAATGAATTTAACGGCCAATTACTTTATTGGGGCGCTGAAGACTCAATTTATCCAACATCTCCACTAGACAGTAGCAATGTTTCAGCATCTTATGAACACAAGAATCAAGTTTATCAATTTGCGAATATTGAAAACGGGTTCAGTGCTAATACTGTTGTAAAGTATCCATCCCTACGGGTCTGAAGAATGGCGAGAGTGGTACAAAACTAAAAATCCTGCTGGCCAGATACAACATGAATTGGAGAGCATGCGTGGCGCAGAGAATGCAGGTAAATCACTTGTTGTAACAACGCCATTAAATAACCAGGGTGATGCTAAAGACTTTACCATGGTTGAGCATTTAACACCGACCAATATTGACAAGCTTTTTGTAAATCAGAACAAAAAAGCAGAACAAGACATTTTGAAAACATTCACCATGCCCAAGATATTACTTGGTATCTCAGATGAAGGAATGTTTAATCAGGCTTCTTTTAATGATGCGTTTAATTATAAAAACGCGGATACTGAAGGAGACAGAAAAATAATTGAAAGGGTATTTAATAAAAAGGTTATAAGTAATTCTGTTTATGATTTGGTAGTTGAAATACAGCCTTTAGAAATGAAAGAAACGGTAAATAGACAAGACAATGTTTGACACACCTATATTTTCGCTTGATGATGTTAGAGAGGTTAGAAAGGTTTCGGTTAACATCAATGATTTCAATGTATATGCAGTAGAAGCGCAAAGAAACTATTTGAGTAAGCTGTTGGGAGATAAGCTTTATACGGCAATGATAGCTGCTCCTGCTGAGGCTAGAATGGTAGATTTAATTAACGGTAAAATTTACCAGGACGGAGGGAGAGACGTGATATTTAGAGGCGTTAAAGTTTATTTGTGTTATGTCTGGTTATATCTTTACACTATATCATCTGCTAACAAGCAAACTCCGATAGGGGCAATGATGTTTAAAGACGAGGAAGCAGAGCATTCTAATACTTCCAGGGCAGGACAAATAGAAAGGGATCACTTTATAAAAAGTGCGGATGCTATGGATGATACTATTATTCGTTTTCTTGAAAAGAATTCAACAATATATCCTGAATTTTCAGAGTCAAGAAGGGTTAAGCAAGCAAGTAGAGATAATTTGACATTTAGATCGTTTGGAAAAACTATTTTTCCACCTGATAATTTTATACAGTAATGGTAATACAGTTAGAGCGGCTATATTTGTTTGAAACATTATTAACAGACCCGTTTATTTTCGAAAAAACGGACGGGATATCCGTTACAATGTCCCCAACAGATGATAGGTTTATAGAGTTGTTAGATATTGATAAAGCCGTTTTTTATGTAGATACTGTACTTAAGGGAGGATTGCAACGCACAAAAGAATATGGAGGTGAAGACTTTCAGCCGTTTACAGCAAATGCAAAACATAGCTCAGAATATTCCCTTGAGTTTAACATGCCTTTAGAAAACGAAAGTTATCTTGAGCAGATGATAGGCAAAGAATTTTCAATTGTTGGGATGAGGCGTGACTTGAGCTTGTTTACGTGTTTTGCAAGATTTAGGGCGCGCCCTCTCGACATTGACAATGAGTTATTGCAAAGAATTGAATTAAGAACGGATTTAGGGAATCATATAATGTATGAAGTTGAAAATTTAAATGTTACAGAGGTGATAAACATTATAGGTAATACACCCCCTATTTTTCCTGGTCCGGTTGATCCGGTTTTTGGTTTTGATTATCCTATTGAAAGCGCAATGAATTAAGAAATAATGAGCAGAAAAAACAGACCCACTTTAAAACAGCAATTTTCAGACTTCATAAATCGAGTTGCACCGTTTGACGGTAACCCGTTGATACAAAAAACAGAGCATGAACAGGTTGAAACGGATTTGTTTGATAGTTTATTGACCAATACTGATAGTGCACAAGCTATTAATAACCCCGGCCCTGCTTTTGCTGTTGATTTTTTAGCCTTTGATCTTTACAATGTAAATAGTAGTGCTTCAATAGATACAGCCTTTACCATTACGGTGAACAATTTAGGAACTGGTCAATTAGGACGTATATCAATTACAAAGAAAGTTAATGATACCTATTCATTTGCTAACGCTTCTTTTGCTGGAATAAGTAATCTGAACCAAATAGGGCTGACATCATTAAAGCTATATGTGTTAAATGTGAATGGGACATTATTTGTAATAAGTAACCTATCTATAGCAAAATCAGACTCAATTAATTCCAATAATTCCGATCAATTAGCAACGTCAAAAGCAGTTTTTGATTTAGAGGTAGATTTAGACACTAGGAAGTCAGACAAAACGCAGCCTGCATTCCAGAGCGTCACTCCAAACGCAAGCGGTAGTTTTAATTTAATCGATTACGAGATAGAGGTGAGAGAAACAGATCAAGGAGAGATTCAATTTGCTGGTTTTGCAACCTATGAACAGCCAGGTAGTGCATCACCTTTCATATCATTAGGGCTTATACCGGTAGGGCTTAGACCAAACAGAACTATACAGTCAGTAATAGCAACGGACAGTTTAGTGACAAATGTAGCAATCATAGGGACTGACGGGTTGATTACAGGTTTATCACCTGGAAATGGCAATACACGCACTTACTATTTCGATGTGGTCACATTTGTAAAAACGGTGCCATAATGAGTGTATTTAGAAGAGTTAGACCATCATCTGTGAACACTCCATATAAGGAGGAATATGAGTTTTTATTGATTTGGATTTCTCCAAATGGAGGTGTAAGGCAATGGTTTTTTTCTCATACGGAAGGGGATAGAAGAGATAAATACAAGTATTCTGTTATAGATACCGATGCAGATTTTAGAGGGGTTCCAAACAGACAAGGAATTGAAATTGAATTGAATGCAATGAGTCTTAGCCGATTGGAATATGAGTACGTTACCTCTATGTTTGAAAGTAATAGAGTTTATCTAGTGAGTAAAGATGCAGTAAAAATCCCTGTTGCAATAGATAATGTAACAAGAAAGAAAGAAAGAATACAG